CAGTACCCGTCACACTTCACATCCGACCGTCCGGTTTTGTCGCAGATGGGGATACGCCAATTCCGCCGACTCTGGATTTATATACGCAGCTTTTGAAAAAACTGGATGAAAAGGCTGCTGGACTTCAAAATGGAAAAGATGGATTTTCCCCCAAAGTGAAGGCGGAGCAAATGGAGTTTGGTGTTGTAATTACCATTGTCGATGCCGATGGTGAAACTTCTGCAATGCTTCATAATGGTGCAAACGGAGAAAAAGGTACAGACGGTAAATCTGCATATCAAATTGCGGTAGAGCAAGGTTATCAAGGCTCTGAATCAGACTGGCTCTCTTCCTTGAAAGGTGATAAAGGCAATACAGGAGCCAAAGGAAATCCCGGTCAAGATGGTGCAGATGGAAAATCAGCATATGCAATTGCAGTGGAGCATGGCTACGAAGACTCCGAGGAAAAATGGCTTTTATCCTTGAAAGGTGAAAAAGGTGATACTGGTGAGCGTGGTGAAAAGGGCAACACCGGAGATAGAGGGCTGCAGGGCGTTCCAGGAGAAAAAGGTGAAAAGGGAGATGCTGGCGTAGCTGGTAAAGACGGCACAGACGGCTTTTCCCCGATTGCGAATGTTGTGAAGAATGGCAGTGTTATCACAATCACCATTACAGATAAAAATGGTACAACTACAGTGACATTAACAGAGGGTGCAGCCGTAGACCTTACACCCTATGCTAAGGTTACTTATGTGGATGAAAAAGTGCAGGAATTATCCGACAGTCTGACGTACACCCTGCAGGAGCATACACTTTCCATCACACACCTGGAAGATAAATCGCATACCCACGAAAATCAATCCGCATTGGATCAGATCACTGCCGCTAAAATCGCACAATGGGATGGTTTTGGCACACAAATCAATGGGCTTAGCACAAAGGTTACAGTCTATTCAGAAAAGACAGAACGTACTTTGGAGAGCCTGCAAAAGCAAATCGATAATCTGACAAGCGGCAGAAATTACACCGTCCTGTTTCAGTCCGGGCAGAATGCCATTTCGACCTATGCATCAAATCTCAGTATGATTCTGGACGGCAGGTATCAGACAATGGCGGATTTCCTGACTGCTTATCCGCAGTTTTGCAGTGCAGAAAATGATTTCATGTTGTCCTACTCGCAAACGTGTTTTAACTGGGATAAGTCGGTCTTGACCGTTTGTGCAAAGCCTCTGTCTCTGACGAAAAATGCGGAAATCGTGATGTCCTATCAGTCGGGTTCCAGCGAAGCCGGAAGCCTGTATCTGGTGCAGAAACCGCAGAAGATCGACATTCCTATTGGTGTGTATGTGAACACAGAGATCGATGCAAATCGTGCGGTTTCTCTGGATTTCCAATGGCTGCAGTCGGAAACCTTTATCACCACCATCACAGAATGCACCGGCATTTCTGACGGCGAATATTACCTTGCATGGGCAGGCAGAAGCAACAATTCCCACCCAAAAATCCGATTCCTGAAAGTACTGGAGGACTAAAAATATGATGAAAGATACTATTTGCGTGGCTGTCGGCTTGGTCGGCGGCTTTTTTACTGCCATTTTTGGCGGCTGGGACTCCGCTCTGGTGACACTGGTCGTCTTTATGGCAACCGACTTCTTCACCGGCATCATCACCGCCATGATGAAAAAATCCAAACACACGGAAAGCGGCGGACTTTCTTCCAAAGCCGGCTGGTTCGGTCTGGCGAAAAAAGTCTGCACCTTGATGCTGATCGTTGTTGCAGTTCGGATGGATATTCTGCTGAATACCAACTACATCCGAGATGCAGTCTGCATCAGCTTTTGCCTGAACGAACTGCTTTCCATCGTGGAAAATACAAGTTTAATGGGGATCCCGTATCCGCCCGCAATCAAAAAAGCAATTGATGTTCTGCAAACGAAAATCGGCAGAACAGAAGAAACGACCGACAAGGAGGACAAGTAATATGACTATTTTAAGACCAGATGCTACAACGACTCTGAACGGAGTAAAAATCAACGAGTATTTACTCACCAAACACAATCCCAACCACATTGATATGCCCTCTGTTTCCATGGCGGGGAAAATCATTGGTGTGACTGTTCACAACACAGACTGGATCACAGTAGCAAGCGGCACTACCCCTGCGGAACAGTACACAAGGGCAACCGTCAATAACAACATGAAGGATGTGCGTGTCCATTACTATGTGGATAATGTATGTGCATGGCAGAATCTGCCCCACAGCCTGAGCGGCTGGCACGCCGCTGATGGCAGTGGTAATGGAAATCGCAGAACCATTGCCATTGAGTGTATTATGTCCTCTGCGTACAATTCTACGGATAAGAAGTCGGAGGACAATTGTGCGAAACTTGCCGCAGCACTTCTGAAACAGTATGGATTGGACATCAACCATCTCTACACCCATACCCACTGGCTGAACGTCCGGGACGGCAAGTCCGGAACGGTTGACCAGTTGAACACCATGTACAATCGGTACAAAATGTGTCCGGCGTACATTTTGCCTCATTGGGCGGAGTTCAAGAAAAAGGTACAGTCTTATTTGAATGCAGGAACTTCCACTATTTCTGCACCCTCCACAAAGCAACTTTACCGGGTGAGAAAATCTTGGGCAGATGCAAAGTCGCAGCTTGGTGCGTATTCCTCTTTGGAGAATGCGAAGAAAGCCTGCAAGGTCGGATATTCTGTATTTGATGCCAACGGAAATGTGGTCTACACCAATGGCAGCAAGTTCACCAAAGGACAGAAGGTTGCCATTCGTGCCAACACGCCTCTGTTCGCCAGTGCAGAAACTACATCTGTAACCAGAAGATTCAGCGGCACGTACTATCTCTATGACGGCATTGCCTGCAAGAACGGTCGTTATCGTATCACCACAAAGCCGGAGTTCTGCGGAAAGACACCAGTGGGACAGTATGTGACCGGGTATGTTTCTTACGATAATTTCAAGTGAGGTGCATTATGACGAAATCGCAGAAAAATTCGGTTGATGAAATGCTGGCGGTTGGAATCTCGATTCCCAAAATCGCTGCCTTTCTGCACGTCTCGCAAAACTCCATCAAGTCCTACTTACAGCGAAATCACCCTAACGATGTCTGCCGAAATTGCGGCACTCCCGTTCTGCAAGTGCCGCATCGCAAGCAGAAAAAATTCTGCTGTGACGCTTGCCGGATGCACTACTGGAACACCCATCCGCAGGAAATGCGGCATGAAAACGCAGCCACGATTCCCTGTGCGTTCTGCGGAAAACCGGTTCTCAGCTACCGAAACCATCCAAGAAAATATTGCTCTCGTGCCTGTGCTGCGAAAGGAAGGTATCAATGACGAAAGAAATTGAAATTTACAAAGTATCTCTGGCGGTTCTGCGAAATTTCCTAAAATCCGGACTGCTGACTCAGTTGGAATATGTTCAATGTGAACAAACTCTCGCCGAGAAATGCGGGTTATCTTTGGGCAGCATTTTCCGAGAAAGTGCTTGACTTTCTGCCCCAGTAGAGGGAATATGTTAGCAAGCATACGCTTAATACAAAGAAACAGGTGATGAAATTGGAGCGAAAAGTACATCGGGTTCAGCAACGACCGCCCAAGCCGAAACTGCTAAAAGTTGCCGCCTACGCACGAGTTTCCAGCGGAAAAGATGCGATGCTGCACTCCTTAGCGGCTCAGGTTGACTATTTCCAAAACTTGATTCGGCAGCATCCCGGCTGGGAGTTTTGCGGTGTGTTTGCAGATGAAGCGAAAACCGGAACAAAGGATGAGCGACCGGAATACCAAAAAATGCTAGAGAAATGCCGAAATCGAGAGGTGGATTTGGTGATTACCAAGTCGATTTCTCGGTTTGCACGGAACACCGTCACGCTTTTGGAAACGGTTCGGGAGCTGAAAAGTTTAGGAATTGATGTCTATTTTGAAAAGGAAAATCTGCACTCCACCTCCGGAGACGGCGAATTGATGCTTTCCATCCTTGCCTCGTTCGCTCAGGAGGAGAGCAAATCCGTCAGCGACAACATGAAATGGCGGATTCGGAATGATTTCCAACAGGGTAAAATCGGCAGCATTACCATTTTCGGATACCGTAGAAATGCCGATGGCGTGTTAGAAATTGAAGAATCAGAAGCCAAAATTGTGCAGATGATTTTTGCGGATTATTGCTCCGGAATGGGACAATGTGCCATTGCGAAAAAAATCAACGCCATGGGGATTTCCACGAGACAAGGCAATCGATGGACAGGACAACGTGTGAAAGAAATTCTGGTCAATGAAAAATATGTCGGGAATATGCTATTGCAAAAATATTATCGGCAAGACCCGATTGGCAAACGCAAGATGAAAAATCAAGGCGAGCTGCCAAAATATTTCGTGGAGCAATCCCATGAGGCGATTATTTCTGCGGATTTATTCGAGAAAGTTCAAGAATTGGTGAAAGAACGGACGGAACAATTCTCCCATTCCGGTGCAACAAACCGTTATCCGCTGTCCGGCATGGTGCAGTGTGCTGCTTGCGGGAAAAGCTATCAGCGGAAAATTTACAAGCAAGGTGCGGTTTGGATGTGTGCGACCTACCTCCGACAAGGAAAATCACACTGCCCTACGGCAAAGCAGATTTCCGAACGGATTCTGTATGAAAAGATTTGCTTTGCTTTGCAAATTAAAGAATTTGACGTGGAAATTGTGAAAAGCAAAGTTGAAAACATTCTCATATCGCCGAACCAACTGACTTTTCTTTTCAAAGATAATACGAAAACCACCGTTTTTTGGGAGAATCATTCTCGCAGTGAAAGCTGGACACCGGAGATGCGACAGGATGCCGCAGAAAGGAGCAGAAAATGCCAAAAGTAACCGTCATTCCGCCGTCTATTAATCGGGCAACTCGGCAGTCCACAACCATTCCAACTCGCCGAAAAGTCGCTGCCTACGCCAGAGTTTCCACCGATTTTGAGGAACAGCTCACCAGCTATGAGGCACAGATTTCTTACTATACCAATTACATTCAAAGAAATCCGGATTGGGAATTTGTTAAAATATATACAGATGAAGGAATAAGTGCAACATCTACGAAACATCGAGAGGGCTTTAATTCCATGATTGCGGATGCTCTGGACGGAAAAATCGACTTGATTATCACAAAAAGTGTAAGTCGGTTCGCTCGAAATACGGTTGACAGCTTGACAACTATCCGAAAATTGAAAGAACATCATGTGGAATGTTTCTTTGAAAAGGAAAATATTTGGACTTTTGATAGTAAAGGCGAATTGCTCATCACCATTATGAGTTCTTTGGCTCAGGAGGAAAGCCGTTCGATTTCTGAAAATGTCACATGGGGACAGCGAAAACGGTTTGCTGACGGGAAAGTTAGTCTGCCCTATGCTCACTTTTTGGGCTATCGAAAAGGCGAAAGCGGTCTGCCGGAGATTGTTCCGGAGGAGGCGGAAATCGTTCGATACATTTATCAGCGATTCATTGATGGTTTGACACCTTACAAAATTGCAAATGAGTTGACGGCTCAAGGCATTCCGACTCCCTGTGGAAAGGAAAAATGGTCAGCAAGCACCGTGAAAAGCATTCTGACGAACGAGAAATACAAAGGCGATGCACTCCTGCAAAAGAAATTTACCGTTGACTTCTTAACGAAAAAGCAACAAATCAATGAGGGACAAGTTCCACAATACTATGTGGAAAACAGCCATCCTGCGATTATCACACCGGAGGAGTTCGATTTTGTGCAGTCAGAGTTCCAGAAACGCTGCGTCAAGCCCTACAGTAGTACCAGCATTTACGCCACGAAAATCATCTGCGGAGATTGTGGGAGTTATTTTGGTGCGAAAGTCTGGCATTCCAATTCAAAATATCGCCGAGTGATTTACCAATGCAACAGCAAATTTAAAGGCAGTCATTTCTGCACCACGCCGCATTTGTATGAACCGGAAATTCAAGAGAAATTTTTGCAGGCTTTCGCACAGTATTTCTCGCAGAAAGATGCGGTCATCAAGAATTGCCAATTCGCATTGACTCGCTTGAAAAAGCAGGAAAGTAAAAAGGCAGAGCTGCAAGATGAGTTAGTGGCAGTCAATGAAAAGCTAAAAGATTACATCCAGCACGGTGGAGAGAATTTCGATGCACTCAATGCAAAATATGAGGAGCTTTCCGCAAAATTAGATGCTGAGGAGACAGCCGAATCCGACCGAAAACGCCGGATTGCAAAGATGCAGAAAATTTTGCTGATGTTAAAGAAAACCGATTCTGTGCTGGAAACATTTGATGAATCCGTCTGGAATGCCGTTCTGGAAAATCTCACCGTGTTCCATGATGGGAGTTTGGTGTTTCTGTTTCGGGATGGGACGGAGATTAAAGTGTGAGAAGAGTAGCAGCCCTGTTGGAGAAATCCGGCAGGGCTGTTTTTTTGTCATGATTCAAGTCCATAATTGTAAAATCCTAGCCCACTCGGAAACTTTCCAACACCTTGGAAACAATCCAACAAGGCTGCTTTTTCACTCCTTTTTCCTCTCCAAAACTCACTTAATTTTATTAAGTCCAATCGACACCCCTCAAAAAACGCCACCTATCGTTTGCTTTTTGAAAAAACGCCGAGCTATCGTTTGCACTTTAGCTCATGAAAGCAAAAAATCATGCACCCGATTTTTGGGGTGCATGATTTTTACATTGTATCATCAAAGATACGATTGTGGAAAAACACTTAACCTTTGATACAATCATGCACTCCCTTTGCAGGGGGTGTGCAAACAGTACCGAAAGGGTGTGCAGTGGGTAACCACTGCTTTTGACAAACCCGGAACACCGGATTCATTCGTTTTGCTTGTAATCTATATTACACTATTTTTCTCGCAAAGTCAAGACAAAAAAGCAGATTTGTGTAATGTTACAAATCTGCTTTTCGTTTTATGTGAAAAACTGATAATGCTGCGATTCGGAATCAAACTGTTATTTCAGTACCGTTTTTAAACCGAAATTGCAATTTTCCCTTTTCACTGACGGTCACTGTTTCAATCACAGTGAGCCACACGTCCGAACTGAAAACCTTAATCGGTTCTTTCCTCTTTTTTATCTGCTCCATGAAATCTTGGATCACAGTGGTTTTATTTATGCGATCTATTTTTTCAGCCTGCAATTTCTGATATTTTGCTTTCAATGCTTCATATTCTCGCTCATAGGATTGGTACTCCAGCGTATATTCTGGCTGCTTTTGAACCGTTCGACTATTGATCACAACCATTTCTCTTATGTTTTTCGTGATCTGCTTTTCCTCATCGTCCAGAGCACTCATTTTCGCATCCAAATCCGAACAGTCTGAAAAAGCACGCAGTAACATCTCGCAAAGGCTCAAAACGCTCCCTTTATCAGTAAGCAGCTGATTATAAGCTTTCAAAAAGCCTTGCTTTATCGTGTCCTCATCAATATGCGGCGTTTTGCAATAACAATCATTCGTATATTTCTTGTTGCATCGCCATATCACACGTCTGTAACGGCTGTTAGAGTGCCAAACCTTAGGACCGTAAAAACCGCCACACTCGCCACAGACGATTTTGGCTGTAAATATATTGCCGCTGTGATAGCGTTTTCCCAGTTCTTTTCTCCTTGCCATTTCTGCTTGTACCAGTTCAAATTCCTCTGGGGAGATAATGGCAGGATGGCTCTCCTCAATGTAATATTGGGGTACTTCACCCTCATTTACTTTGGTCTTTTTCGTGAGAAAATCCACAGTAAATTTCTTTTGCAGCAGAGCAGAACCTTTGTATTTTTCATTGGTCAGAATGCTTTTCACCGTACTGAGATGCCACTGTTCCTTCCCGGAAGGTGTCGGAATGCCTTTTTCAATCAAAATACAAGCGATTTTATATGGTGTCATGCCCTCCATAAACCAGCGATAAATACTGCGAACGGTTTCTGCCTCCTCCGGCACAATTTCCGGCAAGCCATCCGCTCCTTTTCGATACCCCAAAAAATGCTTGTATGGTAGACTTACTTTCCCATCGGCAAAACGCTTTCTCTGCCCCCAAGTTACATTCTCCGAAATGGAGCGGCTTTCCTCCTGTGCCAGACTGGACATAATGGTGATCAACAGTTCACCTTTGGAATCCAGCGTGTAAATGTCCTCTTTTTCAAAAAACACCTCTACGCCTTTTTCTTTCAGCTTTCGCACCGTAGTCAAGGAATCAACGGTGTTTCGTGCAAATCGGCTGACTGACTTGGTGACAATCAGATCAATCTTGCCGTCCAGAGCATCTGCTACCATCTGATTGAACCCATCACGATGCACTGTGCTGGTAGCACTGATGCCCTCGTCCGTGTAGACCTTGACAAACTCCCAGTCCTCACGTTTTTGAATGTATTTTGTGTAATAATCCACCTGTGCCGCATATGATGTGAGTTGCTCCTCGAAATCTGTGGAAACACGTGCATATCCGGCAACTTTTCGCTTTACTTTCTGTGTTGTCGGCTGGTGCGTTTGCAGACTGATTGTTGGCGGTATTACAGTTACTTTTCGACCCATTTCTGATTCCTTTCTCGTGCTGCCTGTTTCATCTCCTCTGTCCAGCTTTCTGATCTTGAGGGATATTCCCAGTGGCGTATTTCTGATGTTCCATCGTGGAAGAAAAGCTGCACCTCAAACGGTTTCGGAATCACAATATGGTGAATATTATCCCAAAATACAGTCTTATCAAATTCATTTAATTTAAGTACATCACAGATTAGAGTATATAGAATTGATTCCGGAATTTGCTTTGAACCGGGGCAGTACTTTTTTCCTCGCCTCAAAAAAGTGGCACACATCCAGATGATTCCTTGTGGGAGTTGTTTTCGTTGATAGTTCTTTCCGCATAATCCACAGGTAATAAGACCACTAAGCGGATAACGGTTTGTAGCACCATCATGGGTGTATTGCTCATGTCGCTGAGCCAATATAGCCTGTGCTTTGGCAAACGTTTCAAGGTCAATAATTGGCTCGTGGGCTTCCTCTACATAATATTTTGGAAGCTCTCCCTGATTTCTCGTTTTTTTCTTTTCGATATGGTTATTACGATAGTACTTTTGGAGCATGAGATTTCCGATATATTTTTCATTTGTCAGAATTTCACGGATTCTTGGGTTTGTCCATAGATTCCCTTGCCGAGTTGGTATTCCCATCTCGTTGATCTTATTTGCGATTCTCTGCTGACCCATACCGGAAATATAATCTGAAAAGATCATGCGAACAAGTTCTGCCTCATTCGGTTCGATTTCCAAGACTCCTTCTGCATTTCTGCGATAGCCCAAAATCGTAATACTACCTATTTTTCCAATTGAGAAATCCTTTCGGATTTGCCATTTTCGATTTTCGCTGGCTGAATAACTTTCCTCCTGTGCATAAGACGCCAGAATGGAAAGCATCAGTTCGCCGTCTGAACTCATGGAATGAATCCGCTGTTCCTCGAAATAGACATCAACGCCCAGCGATTTCAGTTCCCGTACCGTTTCCAGCAGGGTAACCGTGTTTCGTGCAAAACGGGAAATGGACTTTGTCAGAATCAAGTCGATTTTTCCCTGTCTGCATCGGTTCAGCAACTTCTGAAACTCTGCCCGGTTTCCTTTTGTCCCGGTCAACGCCTCATCTGCATAAACACCGCAGAACAGCCATTCTGGATTGCTCTGAATCAGCTGATTGTAGTAACTGACCTGCGATGATAGAGAATGGAGCATGGCATCCTTTCCGCTGGATACTCTGGCATAGGCTACTGTTCGTTTCAATGGGAACTGCTTTTTCTGCGGAAATACAACTTTTTGTATCACTCGTGCCGTGATAACCTCCCCCTTTCCGATGACATATTACCGTATGATCGGACAAGAGTCAAGGAATATACTGCACGAGTTTATGCCGCATTCCTTGGCTAAGATGTCATTCACACGCTGATAATCTTCTTCTGTTATTTTTCGTTCAGCAAGAAGCGTTTTCAAAATTTGCATCGCTGCTTTGTACTGCATGATCTTGTCCCAGACTTCTTCTTGATTTGCCGTAGCAGCTGCGTGAGCAGTACTTTCTATTTTTGTTGCCATAGCTTACAAACACCTTCCCACAAAATTGACAGGTACAATCATAATTTGCTTTCTTATTCAGCTTTTCTAAATTGGCATACCACCATTTCAAACGGCACGCATCTGAACAGAACTTCTTTTTTCGATGCTTGGGTGTCATCACCAAAGCGGCACCACAACAAGGACACACTGCTGTTTTTCGCCTGCAATAAGAGGCGATTGTATTTACAGACACCCCAAGAATACCAGCAATTCTTTTGTAGCCGTTTCCTTGCTCTCGCAAAGTGTCAATTTGCTCCTTTTGACCCTGCGTCATTTCGGTTTCCTCCCGTATCTAAATTTTGTAGTGACCCAGAAAGGTTCACCATCATAAATACAGTCGAAAAAAGGGTCGAAAAATCGAACCCCCTCTTGAAAATTCAAATGAACGCAAAAAAATCCCTGCACCGGAGTTTTTTCTCCGAATGCAGGGATTTCTTCTTGCCAAATAGGACAAAGCGTGATATAATAGTTGTAGCAGCAAAAGGCGGTGGCAAGTCCGCCCTTTGTTGTTTTGGTTCAAGGTCGGTTGATTTCAATCGACCTTATTTCTTTGCCTCTTTAATGACCTCGTCAATCAGTTCAAGGGCTTTTTAGAGGAATTTATGTATTTTATGATTATCACCGTCTATGTTATTATAAGTATAATTATATTTTAAATAAAATCAGAAAAATTTGCAGAAAGATATTGAAATTGAACCGAGGATGTGTTATACTTTTATTAGTTATACAGAAATAATCCGGTGCGTAAGCGACTATGTCAAGCTTAATTATCACAGAAAAAATTGGTTAACTAATAATCGTAACCGTTGTATGAACTCATTGTAAATTATAAAAATACGTGTTGACTTGGTAAAAATAAAATGCTATAATTTAAAATTGTTATTTTAGAGGTGACGGTTATGGCGAATAAATTTTATGCAGTAAAGATCGGCAGAAATCCTGGCGTATATCCTACTTGGGAAGCGTGCAAAAAGCAAGTAGATGGATACTCAGGTGCTGTTTATAAATCATTCAGTGAAATTTCAGAAGCAGAAACTTTTATTGGCAAAAAGGAAGAAGAGTCTTCATTAGTACCTTCGGACATCATAGCTTACGTTGATGGAAGTTATGATAATGAAAAAAAGCTTTTCTCTTACGGTGTTGTGATTATAATTGGAAAAGACGAATTTTATTTATCTCAAAAATTTGACAATTCTGACCCTGAAATGTTAGGTATGCGAAATGTAGCAGGTGAAATTGCTGGTGCCAGGAAAGCCATGGAATATTGCATTGAACATGGATATAGCAGCATAGATATTTACCATGATTACGAAGGAATTGCTAAATGGTGCAACGGAGAATGGCAAGCAAACAAAGCAAAGACACAGGAATATAAAAATTTCTTTGAAAGTATTAAAGATATAATATCAGTAAGATTTTTTAAAGTAAAGGGTCATTCAGGTGATAAATATAATGATTTAGCAGATAAGCTTGCCAAAAATGCCATTTCAGGAGATGAAATACTTGAAGATTTAACAACAAAAGTAAGCACATCCAGTGTATATATGGATAAAGAAAACGTAGAATCAACAATAAAAGAATGCGGCATTGAGTTATGGAAAGAGTTATTTCAATTTATTAGCTATTCTACAGTAGGACAAGCAGAAAGATTGACCTACTCGGTTCATGATAAACAATCTAAAATAGACTTCTTTTTCAAAAAAGATGGTTCAGTTACAATTAAACCAGTTGGAAATCAAATTGCTACCAGTAAAGTTCTTATAGAAAAAATTGAGTCAAAATGCTTTAAAAATAAGCATGAAAATGCGAGTTGTACATTCGCAAACATAAGTGATGAGACATTCGGCAAATTAATTGCATATTTTAATGCAGATGATAAAGTTAATATTGTTTCCGATGAAGAAAAATCTACATCTCCAAAGCATAGAGCAATTCAATTCAAGAGCAAATTTGGGGATAAATTGTTTATAAAACGATATCAAAACAAGAAAATTCTAATTCAAGGGAATCCTGCATATATATTTTCACAGTTAATGTACTTCATGTCAATCCAAGACGATGTCACAGAAGAGGATATTAATGCAAGACAAAAAGAAGTTTATAAATCAAATATTTCTGTTTCCGAAGCAAGAAATATTTTAAGAGAAAGAATTCCTAACGCTTATGATAAACTTGATGAAGAAATCAAGAAAATTCTTTCCCCATCGATTTCCTTATCAAATTCTAATATTGAAGTCGAAGAATATAGTTGTTATGTTTTTCCGGCTTTAAAGGGCTTAGAAGCTTTTTTGCTAAAATTATTATTGAACAAATCAATATATGTAAATCATGCTGCACCAAAAGGAAGTGGCTCATATAAGAATTTTGGAGCAATTTTTGAAAAAGATAGTAATAATCAACACAAACTGAAAAAAAATATATCTATTATCATAAATGATTCTGTTTATGAATCATGCATTGAAGATATATACAATCAAATCGTGAAAAGTAGACACGTTTATTTTCACGCAAATCAAATACTTATGTTAACTAAGATGATATTCAGTAAATCAGAGGCTGATGCTATATTAAGTGATGTATTTGAACTTATAGATAGCGTATCCGCAAAAATATTATAACTTCATAGTATTAGTTATAAGGAGGTGATTTTATGAACAATTATCAAGAAATAAAATTAAATGATTGTCAATATGATTTCTTGGTTATTGCTACCTCATGTGAAAATCCAATCAATCATTTTATATGCAGCGGGTTTGTTCCATTTCTTTGCAAAGGGAAAATAGCTTTTGATTTAACATTGATAAATGGAAAGAGTTATAATCAATATGCATTTGTAGATGTAGATAATCATAAAATCATCCTTCAATCAATTACTATTTCTTCAAAAGTTGATGATAATATTTTTAATATTTCAAAGAAATTTTTGGCTCTTAATCCAGATATTATTGAAAAAAGTATTTTACCTAAAGCATTAAAGTTTACCTTGTTAGAAGAAACAAAAATTAAAAGCCACTAATATTTTGTATTCAATTGTGGCTTACTACGCAAAACGAAAAAAAACGCTCCTGAACACCGTGTTCAAGAGCGTTTTTTACTACCTATAAACGGCGTTTCACCGCTGTTTTATCCGTTCAATTTCTCGTCAATACTGGCAACGTGCTGCAAGATCTGTTTGAGTGTGTCATCATCGTTAGTGCCTTTTTCCGTGTCCTCATTCGGCTTGTCTGTGGCAGTTGTTGCATTTTTTGAAAATCCATTCAGCCCAGAAGCCTTGATGATCGCCGGATAATCCTGATACGCATAGTCCAGATCCACCTCGCCGACAATACCTAAAACGCTGCCTTTCCAGCTGTACTGCCACAGCCCATAATTCCCGGCATAGGACGATCTGCTCACATCCACATGAGACAGAAACACGTCATACCGGCTCTTTATATCGTCCCCAATACAGCTTTCCAGAGCCGACTTGAACGTATAAATTGCCGCATAATACCCGGCAGACTCCAACGCACTGCAAAACGCCTGACACAGGGCATCTGCATTTTGCAGACTTGCCTGTTCTTCGATGTCAAATGCGATCGGATACTCGAACTGCTTTCCAGCCAGAACAGACAGGCACACAGCAGCCTCCTGCTCCGCTTCTGCGGCAGTTTTGGCGTAGCTGTACCAGTACGCACCGCAGGGGATTCCAAGCCGTTTGCACTCGCTGTAATTCCGTTCAAACTGCACATCGATCTGGCTGGACTCTTTTCCGAAACCAGCCCGTAAAATCGCAAAATTCACCTGTCCGGATGCTTTGACTTTTTCCCAGTTGATTACACCTTGATGCTTGGAAACATCAATCCCTTTTGCCATAATTTCAGACGGCTGCGGCTGTGTTTTCGCAACGCTGAAATAGCTATAGAAATCGCTTGTCACCGTGTTTGTGCCTTTGGTTTCATCACCATACCATTTTGCCTCTGTTCGCACATCCAGATGCACCGAAGTATAAGCACCGGTGATATTGGCAATGCCGCTGAAACCCAAATCCTGAGCCTTGCAGCATACCGTCTTTGCTGAAATTACGCTGCCCGACTTGTCGTAGCACACCACGTCCGCTGCTGTGCCTTTGGTGTGTTGTCCAGTACTCGTACCGCCTACCGCTTTGTCATGCTCAGGACAACGGTAACCGCTGTTGACGATGATCTTGCCGCAGTCCAATGCTGCATACAGCTGTTCCAGCTTGCTCACCAATTCATCCGAAATCAAAAAGTCGTGGCTTTTACCGCATTTACAACGGAATTCACGAGCGTTGAAGTGCTCAGTCAGTTGGGTGTTGTCCGTTGCTGAAAAACTCTTTACTGTCATATAAAACGACTCCATTCTACAAAAAAATACTTTTGAAAAAATCGAAAATTCGCTTGACTTTTCCACGAAAACGTGGTATAATGTAATTAAAGAAAGGGGGAAAGCAAATGCGGACAGGCGAATTAAAAAAGAAACTTCGCAAAGCCGGATGCTACAAAATCCGAGAGGGCGGAAACCACGAAATCTGGTACAGCCCCAAAACAGAAACAGCATTTTCTGTTGGGCGGCATGACGGACAGGAAATCGCAACCGGAACCGCAAACAAAATCCTGAAGGATGCGGGGCTGAAATAAGCCCCGACCCTACGGGGTTTTCAAAATGGCAAGAAAGCGAACCATTCGCTTTCCTTGTCAACTTTTCAAATCCGCATTTGTACCCCCATTCAAAAACAAAAAGGAGCTGGTAAAATGGCAAAATACGTTTACCCTGCAATCTTCACAAAAGAGAAAAACAACGCTTATTCGGTTGACTTTCCGGATGTAGAAAACTGTTATACGTGCGGAGATTCTTTGGTGGATGCAATGGAAATGGCATCTGATGTCTTGGCAATGATGCTATGTTTCAGAGAAAATGAAAAGAAACCAATTCCGGTCGCTACTCCGATCAAAGAAATTCAAACAAATGCAGACAGCTTTGCAACCTTGATTCTTTGTGATACGACCGATTATCCTCTCGTGGAGTGTGAGCCGAATGCAGAATAACATCAAGAGAATACGGGAACAGAACGGCATTACTCGAAAAGAGTTAGCCGCTCTTTCCGGCGTACACTATAAGAAAATTACAGACTACGAAAACGACTACATCAAATTTGAAAATATCACAATCGGGAATCTGAACCGTATTGCAACTGCCCTCGGTGTTACACTGGATGAACTATGTAGAGAAGATTCCGAAAATCAGTAAAACAACTACTATAGAAAAATGCGGTACGCCAAAAACGACATACCGCATTTTTCATTCTTTTTCTTCTTTCTCGGATTCTAAAGCTTTTCGGAGCAAGCGTTTGATTTCCGTCTGCAAGGCTTTTCCCTCTAAGGCATCCAGAATATCCTTATCGCTTTTTCGATTCAGCTTCAAACCAATGAAACGTGTATTTTGCTTATCATACTTTTCTTGGGGTGTCAAAAAACCACTCCTAAAATTTTTTCTTGCCAATTCGGGCAAAACGTGATATAATTGTTGTAGCACGAAAAAGCGGTGGCAAGTCCGCTCTTTCTGTGTTTCCGTTGCCGACTGTTTTTCAGTCGGCTTTTTCTTTTAGCCCTGAAGCATCTGTTTCAGCTGTTCAATAATGGCTTGCTTTTCAGCCTCGGTTTTCGCATCCTCTAACTGCTTGATTAAAAGCATAATAAAGGATTTGAACTGCAAATCCGTCATTCCCATTTCCTCCATATGTGCCTCCTTTCCATATCCGCTTGCCCGGTATTCGTGGGTGGTTTCCCAATCCACTGTAATCATTATACCATAGGTTTAACCTATGGTCAAGGATTTTTTCTGGAAAGTGTGATATTTGTCGGAGTACACAAATTCGGTGCTGCTTTTTGTACGATAGCAATACCGTTTTCAATTGTCAAACAGCAGTACTACTCCTTGATTTCAGGTAATCCAGCCACGCTGGTCAGTACAGATAAAATGCCCGCCAGAAGTGCGGTACTGCCAACTACAAGCCAATTAACATCCTGCATGGTTGCTGCCACACCAACGGTCGCTATTGCTGTCTGAGCAATGGTTTTGATTGCTCGAATAACAGCAGCTTTCGTCCACTGTTTCCAATCTCTTTTCATACGGTTTCTCCTTTCTCGGTTGGCAGTGCTATGAATTCCTCATGCAGATGTGTCATCACACCGTTGCCACCGAGTTCATGATACTGCCGGTACATATTTTCATAGTTTTCTTTCGCATAGATGGGTGCAAAACCTGCATCAATGTACTTGTTATAGCAGTGCAACATCCGGTCACGGAGCAGAGCTTGCACACCGTATTCCAGTGCCTTTTGTCGGGCATCCTGTTTTTGCATGCGATTTAAAATCGACCTTGTACCGATGCCAAGAATGCCCGTTGCAGACAGCACAGAAATCGCAATGGTGATAATTCCTTGAATCACACTGCTTCCTCCGTTTCTTTCACATCATTCGTTTCTTTCTCTTCTTTCACATCGTAATCACCAGAAAGCAAAACGAGCATCTCAGGTGTCAAGTCGCCGGATGCAAAAATCTGATACTGTCCATTTTCCAGTTGTACCGCTTGAATTTTTGCATTGCCCCAGTTACTTCGTTGGATCGCTTTTCCGGCTTTCAGCTGCTCTACTGCCTCAATAATATTCATTGTATTTTCCCCCTTACAAAATTGTGATAGATTGAATCAGCGGGTGGCTGTTGTTGCTCCGCCCTACCCACACCAAATAATAAGTGCCTGCAGTTACGCCCTCGCATGGGGTCAACGTTGTGATGTAGTCCGTGCTGTACAGCCACTGCAAGGGTAAATCAATATAACTGCCCTCGGTCTGTGCCTTTCCTAAAATATCTGATGCAGTTCCAGTATCCGACTTTACTAATCGCATGATGCCAGTTTCCGTACTATACGCATGAAAACGAATTGCAATTTGCGAAGCAGATGTAATCTTTAATGGTGTTGTAGAACAACTATAGCAACTGTAATCCCACCCGAAAACGTCCGTGCCATAGTTCAGTGCATAGTTGTTTTTTTCGCTACAGAATGCGGAATGCTCAGTGACGAAATCTGACAAGTCATAAACCACGTCATTATAGGACAGATAGATTCCTTCTTTGTGATTTGCATCATACACAATCGTTTTTTCGGTCGATGATCCACTGGGTATCAATCCTACTTTCTGAACAAGCAAATTCAGCTTTTCATCTGCGGTTGCGATGATACCACGGGAAACCAAATGTCCTGCCAGCAGATCACGCTGGTGATTGATTTCTGCGATATACTGTGCAATTGTTGCCATTACTCCGTCACCTCCACAATATCAGCCAATGCAGTCTGAATATCTCCCAAAGACTGCTGAAGTGCATAGATCTGTGCAGGGAAAGTATCATGGATATTTGTAATGTCCGCAGGACTGATGCTGTTCAGACTTGTTATATTGGTATGAATGTGCTGTGCCGACCAGAGTGCTTTCCATTTCACATCTGTGATTTCATTCAAGGTATCTATATTTTCATGGGTATGCGATTTATCTTCCAGATGCGTGATGGAAAGTGTATGCTCCTGTAAAGTATACGTCAGACTGTCGGACAGTTCCTGCACTTTTTCATCCACATAGTTGACCTTGGCATACGGTGTAAGGTCTACTGCTGCACCCTCTGTTAATGTCGCTGTAGTTGTATCATTTTTATCTGTAATGGTGATTGTGATAACACTGCCATCCTTCACAACATTCGCAATCGGGGAAAAGCCGTCTGTGCCGTCTTTACCAGCTACGCCAGCATCTCCCTTTTCACCTTTTTCTCCGGGATCACCTTTTTCGCCCTTTGGACCTTGTTCTCCCTGCTGACCAGTTTCACCCTTTTCGCCTCGCTCGCCCTGCAATCCGGTGTCGCCCTTTTCACCACGCTCACCAGTATCACCTTTTTCGCCTTTCAAGGATAAAAGCCATTCGTCTTCGGAATCTTCGTAGCCATGTTCCACTGCAATTGCGTATGCTGACTTTCCCTCCGCACCATCTTGACCGGGATTTCCTTTGGCTCCTGTATTGCCTTTTTCACCTTTATCGCCTTTTAATGAAGTGAGCCAGTCTGATTCAGAGCCTTGATAACCTTGTTCTACTGCAATTTGATATGCAGATTTACCGTCTGTCCCTTTTTCTCCGTTTGCACCATTATGAAGCGTTGCAGAAGTTTCACCCTCGGCATCGACAATGGTAATTACAACACCAGACTCCATTTGTTCTGCCTTTACTTTTGGGGAAAATCCGTCTTTTCCATTTTGAAGTCCAGCAGCCTTTTCGTCCAGTTTTTTCAAAAGCGGAATTGGCGTATCCCCATCTGCGACAAAACCGGACGGTCGAATGTGAAGTGTGACGGGTACTGTTGTTGCACGCAGTGTAGTATCGCTTTCTGCATCGTAACCAAATAAACTCATCTTTACCGCACCGGGATGCAGTTCAGACGGCAGCAAACAGGTTGTTCCATCTATGCCAAGCACCAAATTGTATGTTTCTTCGCACTGGGTGAACTGCACCACTTTGTGCAGCGTTTTCCAAGTCCCATCGAACACGAACTTCACCGAAACAAATGCGATCTGGTCAGAGGCAATGACCTCTCGCTCCAGTGCTTCGATTTTTTGCTGTTTCACTAAGAATTTCATCATCCGTTTTTCACCTCGTTCCATGTATGGGTTTCCGTATCATATTCCAGATAGCCATCTACACACTGGATCTTTTTCAGATAATCGTTGTAGGAATGTTCTCCGGAGGACATCCAGTTGACCGGTTTGGTGATGGCGTTCCACTGAGCAATCGTTCCCTCATATGTGATGACCGTTAGACTTTCACAGTATGTCAGCATATTTTCCCCAAAGGTTCTGCAATTCGCAGAAATGGTAAGGCTGGACAATGCTGTACATCTTGTAAACGCAAAAGCACCAATGGAATCACACGCAACACGAGCAGTCTTCAGTTTTGCACAGCCGCTGAAAACATACTTTCCCCACGTTTTCACGCTGGCAGGCACAGTGACTTCTGCAATGGCGGTGTGATAAAAGGCATATGACCGGATCGCAGTAACTGCCTGCGGAATGGTAACAGAAGTCAGACCGGCGGTATCATTGATTACAGCATCTCCCTGTGCAAAAGCGGAATCACCAATGCTGGTCAGTGTAGCCGGCAGAGATACCGTTTTCGCATTGGCACAATGATAGAACAAACGATCGCCCAAGCTGGTAATGCCATTGCTGAACACGATCTCCTTGATCTGGTCGTTTTGATAGAATACAGAATCGTGAGAAGTATAATCGTAAGTTGCACCTGTGCCACGCAGCAGCAGTTTGCCGTTGTCATAGAGAACATAGTAGATGTTTTCACCGCACTGTCCGGTTGCTACAATTTCTCCTGCCGTCAAGTCATCCACCTTGGTCTGCAGTTCGGAAATCTGGCTGTTCATCGCATCCAACCGCTTTTGCAGTTCTTCCAGTGTGGCATTTGTCTTTGCCATTTCAGTGAGCATTTCGGTCACTCTGCATTTGCCAAGAATGCACTTGCAGTAACCGCATTTGCTCTCGTCCGCACGGCAGTCTGTCAGATCGGAATCCACAATACTTGTCGTTCCAGCACGCAGTCTTACAACTGCTAAAGTCAGATAAGTGGTCACATTGTTGTTGGTAAAGGTAGGAATGGTTGGACTGGTGGCTGCTGTACCTGCCAGAATACGAATCCCACAGGTACGAGTGGAACGATCACAGTAGATTCCGATCGCTACATAACGATTCAGAGATTCATCTACATAAGAAGAAAGGTCGATGGTATGCAGGGTATCACTGATAAAATAGTGTCCATCGATCCACGCCTTGCCCGTGCCGAATGTAACGGATAAATTTTTAATTGTTGGTGCAAAACACTGCCGGTAAGTATCCAGAATCCCGTTGCAAATCAAACTGGACAGATATGCAGTAAAATCCTCTGCGGTATACACCCGGTCAAGGTTTTGTGCGTTAAAAAAGCCGTAGGAAAAAGACATATGAATATCACTCCGTTTCTTTGAAAGTCGGTGTCAGACTTCTGCCGTTCTGGTCGAAACTCTCCACCATGCCGATCAGCTGGATTCGAGGCTGAATCAAGCCAAAGCGTTTCTGTTCCATGGTTACATAGTCGCCCACAAAGTAATCCTTATTGTACTGATACTGGGTGGAAAAAGCAGCGATGGCAGATTCTGATGCCGTTTTTGGCTGCACCAGATGTTCTGCACCGCTGCTTTTCAAAATTTCCAGATATTCCGCATCCGTCACATCTTCTTCCTGTGCCGTGTTTCGCTCGTCTACATACACTTCATAGCGGTCAAGATAGGTCGGCTCTGCACTGGAACAGAAGGTCGTGCGTTTTCTGGCACTGCCCTCACCGCAGCCCAGCACATAGGCGAAGTTTTTCTGCACCGCATCGTCTGCTGCATAGGAAAAGGACAGCAGATTGTTGTACGCATCGGAGAATACAATGTGGGGATTGCCGTCCTGCAACAAACTGCGGTCTGTTCCGGAAAACAGGTCGCAGTTCAGAGCATTTCCATCCAGACGCACATTTGCCGAACCACCGATGGTTTCGCATAGACCGTACAGCCATTCTAAGATGTTATCATAGCTGACCTGCATTCGTGCGGTGTTCTGCCAGCAGTCACCGGACACCGTTCCCATGGAAAAACCGGGCAGATTGCGGATTCCGGCAGAGATGACATTGCGGGACAGCACCTTGCGGACGATGTCCTCATAGCTGCCGTTTGCGGTAATGGTGGGATAGATGATTCTTCGTTCCAGCAGGCAGGCAAGAAACCGTCCGGTGACCGTCAGATAATCGCCCTTTTCAGCATCGGTCTCCAATTGCAGGGACTCAATGATGCCGAAGTGCTGTGCATCATCGCTCCTTGCCACAATTCTGCCACGCTGAAAGATGGATACATTCTGCGGACTAGCAGCGATATACACCTCAAAGCAGCCGCACTGGTAGAACTCAATGTCCCATAAGAGCGAA